GACGATGCTCGACCATTCGCCAAGCTTGTCCGAATACGTCGGCACAGCCCTGACGCGCACCTCGATTTGCGTGCCGCAATCCAAGCCGCCGAAACCGAGCTGCGTCTTATCGGTCGTGCCGGCGGAATGCCAGGGCGCGCCATCCACGTGCTTGCGCCACTCGACCGTATAGGTGGAGATTTCGATTGACGTGTCATTCGTGGCCTGCGTGACCGCACTCCACGAGGCCGTGGCCAGACCGTGGGCGTACCCGTCCGACCCAAGGTAGGCGTCCGTCTGCACCACAAGCCCAAGCGGAGCCTTCGGCACGCGATGGTCACGTTCCGAAGAGGCGGTCGTACCGCCCTCACTTCCAGCCAATGACGCGCCACCCGTGATGCCCTTGATTTTCTTCGCCTGACGCACGCTCGCGTCGTATTTGATGTCGTTCAGCGCGATTGACGCGCTCAAGCCCTCGCCCTGGCGCATGCTCAGGTCGATTTCCTGCACGCGCACCTTCTCGCCGTGAGTGACTGTTGGCGCGGTAATCCAATCGCCGGCGTGGAAGTCGATGAGCGGTAGATCATCCACGCCGGAAGTCACCAGATCGCGCGTGTACTGGCCGCGTACCCTAGCCGCATCATCAAGCGTGGACTGCATGAATGCCTGCGCGGTATCCTTATCGGACACGCCACCCTGCGAGCTATAGGATTCCCACTTGCCCCAAGGCGTCGGAGCAGCCGGATTGTCCATGCGAAAAAGCAGATTATTGTCACCCTCGACAAGGATGGTTGATGCCAGGTCGGCGATGGACTCCTCGAATGGGGCTTCGCTGATGTCACGCGCCAATTGCAGCACAATGCTCTCGCTCAGGTCACGGCTCAAGGCGGTGCTGTCCGCATTCCAAAGCTTGAGTACCCTGCCGCTTGTGCGCCAGTCGCAGCCGCCACCATTGACCAGGGCGTCCAGGATGGTCTGCAAATCAGTGCCGAGCGAATAGTACAGAGTGTACTTTTTTGCCCAATTCCTGCCAGCCGCGTCCTTGGCCGTGTCGAAGCCCAAGGTCAGACCAGTGGCCACGCCACCACGCTGACGATTTTCGTCCAGCAAAGTCTTGAGAATCGTGCCCGGATTAGAAGAATAAAAAGGCCTTTTACCCTTGTTATCGCCATCGGCGATGAGGTGCGACGAATCATTGTTTTCGGCCTTGGACAGCAGCCAGCCAATCGACTGACCGGAATAAGTGATGGTCTTGGTACGGTCATCCGTCTTGCCGGAGCGGCCCGTGATGACGAATCGCGCATTATCCGGCTCACGATAGCCGCTGCCGTCCGACACCTCCACTGCCACTTCGAGGCCGTCCGTCAGCTCTCGGTCGAAAGCCTGAGCGTCACCGGACAGCAGCGAGTATTCGAGGGAAAGCGCGCCGTCATCATTGTGGAGCATCGAGGCGCTGAAGCTCACCGGCTCCGCCAGCACACCAAGTCGGTCACCGAAAGGCCGATAGGCCACCAGACGAGCATGCAAAGACTTGCCCATGATTAACTACTCCCAGGATTGCAAAACCGGCAGGTCACCTTGTCGGCGCTGCCGGTCTGTTTGATTGCGAGGCGATAATCGCCAGAATCGATCGCGGGCCACACTTGCAGTGGCTCCGTGGTCCAGTCGATGCCATTCGACGCATCCGTACCACCGGACCATGCGTCGGCGTTGGCCGCCGTCCACGCCTTGCGATTGGTTGCATCGACGAAAAGGTAAGGTCGTGAGGCGTCGCGTTTGCCGCCCCACATTAGATTCGTGCCACTTATCGGGTCACTGATCGTGACGGCGGTTGCGGCACCGAAGCGCAATACCAGCGTGCCGATTGGCGCATTGGAAAGCCAGCCCTCGGGGATGGTGTCGAAAAGCTGCGAGGGCGAGGCGTTCGGCAATCCAGCCCAACGCGTCCAATACCCCTTGTCGCTGGGCTTGGCGACACTACCGGCCATGAGGCGCCCGCCAGTCGCGTCCAAGGTGCGCTCCTGCCACTGCTCCCCCTGCCAAAAAACATCCGGCAGTTGAAATACTGCAGTGGCCGCGCGGTGGTCATCCCACGGAATCTCGTCACCGTCCGGCTGACAGGACGTGCACACTGCGCTTGCAGTCATGCGCCGAGTCCAACCGGACACCGTGTCACGCTCCACGCGCGTCAGCTTGGAAGCCAAACGGCAGAGCCTATAGAAGCGATGCATCAGCACGTCGGAGTCAGGGCCATTGGTGATGAATTTCAGCGTGATTTCTGGCGCATCGAAAGCCACCGGACCAGCAGGAAGCATCACACCATTCCGACCATTCACGGTCACGGAATTAATGCGCGGGCTGATGCTCGTGAAATGGGTGGTGCCGACTATCAGGCTCGCATTGTCCCCGGTCAGATTCTGACCTTCGATGAGATAATCCGTGAGAATCATCGACTACCACCCTTTTTTCACTTGTGTCACCATTGCGGCATTGCCGCCGTCTGCAATTTCTGCTGCGTCGAAATCGACGTGGGCGCGATCGCCGGATAATTGAACGTCTGCGTGACATACGTGGCACCGGCACCGCCATTGCTGACATTCGCCCTGCCGGACTTCGACGCATCCACCTCGAAACCGCCATTGATCTGCGCGTTCATGCCATTGACGGTCTTCTGCACGTCCTTCCAGCCAGCCTTGAGGCTCTTGTCAAAGCCCTGCATGATGGCCAGACCAGCAGGCTTGAGCATCACCTTGTCGTAGCTCAAAGGGCCTTTATGTTTGACGATCCAATCGCCGATGCCACTCACAAAGCTCTTAACTTTGCCGAAAGCCGCCCTCAGACCATTGAGCAGACCATTGATGATCGACGCGCCGGCATTCCACAGCCACGTGCCAGCACCAGCGAAGATGCCGATAATCGCACTGCCAATGCCACCCAAAAAGCCGAGCACGCTTTGCACAACACCATACACAATTTGACTAAAGCCATTCCACGCCTGACTCCAATTGCCATGAATCAGGCCGGTCACCAGATTGATGACGCCTTGGATGACATTGAC